CTGATTGGTAAGGAAGCAATTCTATTTTATATTTCCTCTGCATCAGGTATTGTTCCGAAGCAAGGGGATTTTATTTTATATAATTCCTTGCAATTTAATGTAGATAGCTTTCAAAGTCATTTTGCAAATGGTGCAGTTGTTCTATATCGTGTAGCTGCTGTAAGATGTTGAGTATGTTCAGTGCAGATGTTACTGATTTACTTAAGAGTTTAGAAGATTACAGAAACCAAGTAGTTAAGAAATTAAAGGCTACTATAAATACTGTAATGTATGAATGGTCTTCTGAAGTTATTAGGATTACCCCATTAGGTGATGTAGATAAATATTGGGGTTATTACCACACCAGAGAAAACAAGTACGGTTGGAAAGAGCAAGCTGGTTTGACAAGAGGTAACTGGATGTTTGGATTGAACTCAGATTCAATTACGTTTGATAGTAGTTCTTTTGACTCTGGTTCTGGTACTCTGAAAGCAAGTTTAAGTACTGTAATGCATGGTTATAAACTTGGAGATACAATTACACTAGGTAATGCTACTCCCTATATTTTAACTCCCGGTATCAATAATACATTATTTAATAGGGCTAAAGGACGCCTAGAGGGCGGTTATTCTCTGCAAGCTCCTGACGGCTTGAAAGCACCGACTTTAGAAGCAATCCAGAGGCTTTATAAAATACCATTTGACAGATTTTAAGGAGATAGATTTGGCAATTATTGAAAGTAAAAGAGCTTGTGAAAAGCATCTGAAAGCCTTGTCTCCTGATATCCCGACGGCATATGAAGGTTTGCACTTTACACCGCCAGCAAATGCGATGTATCAAAGTACTCAGTTCTATATTGAACAACCTGATGATCCTGTTTTTGGTACAGGATATTATAGAGAGAATTTTCAGTTTCAGGTGTTCGTTGCTGACGTTAAAGGAAAAGGTACTGCCGCAGCTTTAACAAGAGCCGAGCTTATTAGACAGCATTTCAAGAAAGGTACTACCTTATTTGAAGCTGGTTTTAAGATTCTAATCTTAGAAACCCCGAAGGTTGCAGGAACAGCAATTACGGAAGATCGTATTGTAGTCCCTGTAATAATCAGTGCAATCACTGAAGTTTATGAATAAATTAAATACAAACATGGTTTTGTCTGCACCTAGTCAGGCCCTGAATACATTGGAGAAATAAATATGACGATTGCAAAAGGAACTGCAAAAAAGGTTGCTTACAAATTAGAATCTACCTGGGGAACTTTAGCTGGTGCATCCGGTGCTAAGTATATCCGCCGTGTAACTTCAAACTTCAACCTAACTAAGGATGTAATTGAAAGTGCAGAAATTCGTACAGACTTCCAAGTTGCTGATATGCGACATGGTGTTCGTAAGTCTGAAGGTGCTATCAATGGTGAACTATCTCCTGGTTCTTACTCTGATTTCATGCAAAGCGTAGTTGCTCGTGACTTCACTGCTGGTGTAACTTCTACTACTGCTACACTAACTATTGCTGTATCTGGTTCACTATTTACAATTACTCGTGCTGCAGGCTCATGGATTACTGATGGCTTGCAAGTTGGTAATATCATTCGCTTGACTGGTGCTGGTCTAAACGTAGCAAACCAAGCTAATAACGCACTAGTTGTATCAATGTCTGCATTAGCTCTGACTGTTCGTGTACTTTCTGGTACTCCAATGGTTGCAGAATCAGCGATTGCTTCTTGCACTGCTCAAGTACAAGGTAAAGTAACATTCGCTCCATTAACAGGTCATACCAATCAGTCTTATACAATCGAAGAATTCTATTCTGATATTGCTCAGTCTGAAGTTTATACTGGTATGAAGGTCGGTTCAATGGCAGTACAATTACCTTCAACAGGTATGGTTACTTGCGATTTTAACTTCCTTGGTAAGAACCTAGAACAAACCGGTACTACTCAGTACTTCACTACACCTACTGTTGCTAACACCAATGGTCTGTTCACTGCTGTAAACGGTGCTGTTGTTGTTAATGGTGTACCTATCGCTGTTATTACTGCTGCTGACTTTACGCTAGAGCGTGGTCTAGAAGCTGCTAACGTAGTGGGATCTAACTTTGCTTCAGACGTGTTCACAGGTCGTATCAAGGTTAATGGTAACTTTAGCACATACTTTGAAGATGCTGCTTTCCGTGATTACTTCAAGGATGAAGTTGTTGTTTCTCTAGTGTTTGCTTTGACAGCAGACAATAGTAAGACTGCTCAAGCAATGTCCTTTACTTTACCAAAAGTTAAGATTGGATCAGCCACCAAAGCGGACAACGAGCTGGGCGTGATTCAACAACATAGTTTCGTAGCCCTATTGAATGATGTTACAACTGCTGGCCTACCAGCAAGCACCATTCAAATCCAAGACACTGCTATCTAATAAATAAAGCCCTTTAGTTTAAAAGCTAGAGGGCTTTTTCTTTGCCTATCCCTTGCTAATTTGGATTCAATATGTTAAAATACGTTTAATGCAGAGAGTTAATCTCTCTTTATTCATCAACAAGAAAGGAAATTAACATGGGTTTTGATCTAGTAACAAATAACCTAGCCGACAAGGCTGAAGCTGGTTATGAATTTGAATTAACCATCCCTGGCAGTGATACTCCTACTGGAGCTTTTATCAAGGTTCGTGGTAGTCAATCAAAGATTGTACGTGCATATGGTCGTAAGAAGTTTGAAGAACTACGTCAACGTGCTGTTATTGCAAAGCGTAAAGGTAAGGATGTAGAGGATATCGACCTAGAAGAAGCTGAAGACATGGCTGTAGAACGTGCAGTTGTTAAGGTTATCTCTTGGAAGGGTTTTGAAGAAGATGGTAAGGAAGTTCCATTCACTAAGGAGAATGCAACTCGTATCTTTAAGGAACATTCTTGGATTCGTGATCAAGTGGAGGAAGAAGCTGATCAGCTACTAAACTTTCAGTGATGAAGATTTAGAACAACTGATAGCTTATACAAAGCAGGAGTTTGAATTAGACTCTGTCCAAGCTGATGGACATTCTTTGAGAGAGCACCTGCTGAAGGTTCAAGAAATTACTAAAAGAGTTCCTACTGAATTACAAAATCTAGTAGAACTCCCTGAAGTATTTAAATATTGTTGGCAAGACTTTATCAATCTGAATAATACAAGGCAGGGAGGATTTGGTCCACAGCCTATTTCTTATTTAGAGATGCAAGCTTACTTTAATTTGAATAGTGTAGTTCCTGAACCTTGGGAGATTAGAATAATAAAGGTTCTTGATAAGATTGCTCTTGAAGCTATTAACGCAAGGACAGAAAAAGCAAATAAGAATAATAAATAACTTGATCCTGTACTTGAGAAATTGAGTACAGGATTTTTGTTATAGTCAGGTACTGTTTATTTCTTTAGTATTTGAAACTAATGAATACTAAACAAATAATCCAAATAGAATGGAGAACAAATATGTCATTAGAACTAAGTGCAATTAAGTTCGATGCAGATACTACTAAGTTTGCAGAAGCTGAAAATCGTATCAATAACCTTATCTCAAAAGTACAAGAGTTAGCTAATGCATCAAAGGGTTTGACTAGTGAGAATACTAAGTCAGCTTTAGCCCAAGCTAAGATTAATCTACTTAATGAAAAGGCTGCTCTAGAAGCTTCTAAACGGGCTTCTGTTGAGTTAAAAACTAGTGAAGCTACTGAGAGATCAGTCAAGGCTCAGAAAGGTCTTGGAGAGGCTTTGGGTGGTGCTGAGAGGATGCTTGAAAAGCAGACTACTGCAATGCGGTTCCTTCGTGGAGAGATGGTAGATGTAGCGGAGGGTGCTGTCTATCTGAAAGATGGTTTTACTAAGTCCCAAGCGACTCAGTTGGCTACGATGAAGATGATTGGTGGTACTGCTGAACAATTACAGATCTTAGCGAGATCTTTTGAAGAGTATAATCTAATCACAGGTGTAAATACCTTTGATAAGTCAGCTTCAGGTATTTCTAAAATGAAGAAAGAACTTGATGAATTAAATCAAGTTTCAGTTTTGACTAATCAAGGTCTTGCCTTGACTCGTGATGAGCTTGTAAATTATTCAAGAGATTTACAAAGACTACAACAACAATACAAATCTGAGGGCAGGAGTACTGAAGAACTTGTTCAGGCTCAGAAGGATTTAAAGGCTGCCTATATTAGCACTTCTGCAGCTTTAAATACCCGTCGAGCAGAATCTAAATTAGCTGAAGAAGCTGCTAATAAAGCTGCACGTGCAGAGATTCAAGCTGCTAAGGATGTAGCTAATGCAAATAGCTTTATTACTTCTCAATTAGAAAAACTCAACTATCAGTTAAACAATACAAATGAAAACCTTTCAAAGGGATCAGCTAATGCTTTAATGCGTTTTGAAATGCAATTAAAGAAGAGTGGTTTGACTTTAGATGAACAAACTTCTAAACTCAATGAATACAGAATGGGTCTTGAAAGACTTGCCAGATTACAAAGATCAACTGAAGCTGATCATATCTCAAGAGCACTTGGTCCTCAGATTACTGACATTACTGTAGGGTTAGCTACTGGTCAAGGTTTACTAACAGTCCTATTGCAACAAGGTGGTCAGCTACGTGACCAGATGGGTATGTTTGGTGTAAAAGCTAAAGAGATGGGTCCATTGATGCAAAAGAGCATGTCTGAAATGAAAGATAGTATCTTGAATACAGGTAAGGCTGTAGGTTTCATGTTTGCTGGGATGGTCCGTGACATGGGTAATTGGAGTACCACAGCAATGGGGAATGCTTCAATCGGGATTGTATCTGCAGCAAAGAGTATGTTGCAAGGTAAGGAAGCTGCTAAAGAATTCAAAGATTCTTTAATGGACTCTGAAACTGGAATCAATAAGTTTACTTTTGCTCTAACAAAGATCCCAGGTTTGTCTATGGTTGTAGGTGCTGGTATCCTTGCAGTTATTGGTTCTTTGGTTGCCCTAGGTAAGGCATTCTATGATGTTATTAAGTTGGAAGAAGATCTAAGTAAAAGCTTAGTAATGAACTCAGCAAGTCTTTCATTGAATATTGATTCTGCTAAGGCTTTGGCAATTGCATATGAAAAGACAGGAGTAGCTGCATCAGATACACTAGAGATTCTTAGCTTAATGGCTAAGGAAGGTGGTTTCCGACCAGAAAGTATTAAGTCTGTTGTGCAAGCTACTGAAGCAATGCGTAAGATTGGTATCAGTACAGAAGAGACCGTTAAAGCTTTTGCAAAGGTTAATAAAGATCCAGTACAAGCTCTGATTGAATTAGGTACACAAACTGGAAAGGTTAATGTAAAAGTAATTGAACTTGTTGCTAATGCAATGCGCAATGGAGAAGTTTATAAAGCAACTGCACTAGCTACAGATGAATACGCAAGAGCAACAAAATCTGCTGCTGAAGATATTGATCAGATGTCTGGTAAACTAACAAAGCTAGGTAGAGCTTTCTCAGAAGTTGGGCATAGTGCATCATCGTTCTTCAAGGGGTTGTTTGTTGAGTTACCCGCAATGGAAGAGTTGGCTAAGAAACAAGAAGAATTAGCTAATCTTCGTAAAAGATTCTTTGGTATGCCAGATGCAGTCTTCAATGATTTTACAGTAAATCTTCAAGCTGATATTAAAAGATTGAAGGAAGTAATTGACGTAAGTAAAAAGAACAACAACGCAGCAAGTCAAGCTGCTGCTATGAAGGGACTTACGGAATCATTAAATAATCAAGCCTTAGCTGCCAGTACAAGTGCTAAGAACATGACTCGTGGTGAGTTTATTCTAGCTAAATATGCAGAATCTGCACGTAATGCAAAGTTTGATTTTGCAACTTGGGACTCAAGCTTGAGTAAGATTGAAAGAGCAAGATACGATAAGATGTTTGGTAAGATCTGGGAAGAGGCTCAGGATAAAACTGCATATAACGCAGGCTCTGATCGCTTTGCTAAACTTCAGACTAACCTAAATAAAGAACTTGAAGCTGTTCAAAAACGATTTAAGGTTGAACAAGATTTACTTTCTAATTCTCGTAAATACGGTTTGATTACCGAACAGACTTACAGAGATGCTTTGACCAGTAAGATGGATTCAAGCCATCAAGAACAATTACAAAGTATCCGTAAATTTGTACAAGACTCAAACGCTGAAGAGGCTAGAGCACTTGGTGCTGCTGGTGCTGGTCTTGGTGCATCCTCTAAATCTGCTGCAGATTATAAGAAGTATGATGACGATATTAGAGCCATTAAGGAAAAAGCAAGAGCTAATCGTGAAGCTGCTGTAGCACAGAAAGAAGCTTTGCAAGTTGAAGCTTTCAAGCACTATGGTGATAGTCTGTACGAAGCAATTGCTCAAGTAATGCAATTCAAAGATGCAATTAATGCTCTTTCAAAAGAAGAGTCTAAATTACTTGCACAAAGAGAACGTAGCGTAGCTAGAGATACTGATATGCTATTTGCTTCTCCTGAAAAGATTGCTTACTTACAAGGGTATTATGCAGAACTAGATCGACTAGAACAGAAGAACATTGATGTTTCAGATAAGGCTAATAAAGCTGCTGTAGCTTTCCAAGCTCAAGAGCAAGCCCTGATTAGAGCATCAACAAGCCCTGCTGCTAAAGCTGAAGATATTAAAGTACTACAAGATGCTTTGGACGAAGCTTCAATTGATTTGATGTTTGCTCAAGCTGCTCTGAAAGAGTTTAATGCAGAAATGCAAGTTGGTGCTACAACTCAAGGTGCTGCTGCTGAACTTAAATACTATCAGGATATTCTGAAAAGTACTGTTGCAGATTTTAATGCTCTAAGTACAGGTGATAGAATTGCTGAAGGATTTGATAAAGGTTCGGAAGCTGTTGGTGGAATGGTATCTGCTGTATTGCAATTAACAAAAGCTCAAGAAGCTTTGAACTATGCAATGCAAAATGGTACTGAAGAACAGAAGAAACAAGCTAAAGATAATCAAGCAATTATTGAGTTTCAAAACTATAAAAAGTTGACTCAATCCGCTAAGAAATACTTTGGTGAAAAGACTGCAATGGGTAAAGCTGCATCTGTAGCTGAAAAAGCTTTCCAAGCTATTGAATTAGCAACTGCAATCAAGGCTTCAGCTACAAAACTTGGTTTATTTGAAGCAGAAACATATACTAAGTTACTTGGATATGCTCAGAGTGCTGGTGCTGCT